TTTTGCTATTGCATCTATTGCTCCCTGTGTGCCTATATATATCCCAGCTATAATTACCCAATCAGAACTAGTTAAAGTTGCAGAGAAGAGCCCGAATGAAGCCACAACGAATACCATTAGCTTCCTGCTAACGTACTTTTTTAATACTGTGTCTATCTTTGCTTTCATCGCTTAAATATATTTTTAATTTCTTAATATTAGTAACCGTGCTTTTAGTTGCAACTGCTACAGTCGGGGTCGCAATCGAGCCCGCAGTCTGCGTAGATGTATAAGTCATTTCTTAATAAAGGTATTTCGGTTTGTAATCCACTAAAATATGGTGTATCTTTGTTAGGTCTCATACCATCATCACCAGGATTAGTATAGTCTGTAAACATTCCAGGATTATCCTGTAAGTACTCTAACATTCTCTGGTTGTAAAACTGAGCGGTGTCTAATGCACTTTCTCTTAGATATTTCATTTCATCTAAGGTAGTAGCTTGAGTCTCTTCTGATGTACCGTTAACGATACCAGCTTCGACCATCTTATACTTTAGATTAGGAAGTAATAAGTATAATGAATATTGAATTAAACAAGGACCAACGTAATCTTTTAAGAATGTTGATTCGTTTGTTGTTAAGTCATTTGCTATTACTCCTGCTTTAAGTCTTTTGTAAAACTTAGTTCCTAGTGTGTCTTGTATGTATATGTCCTGAGCTTGTATAATAGATGGAGTTAAGACATCAATACGAATATTGTCATCTAAACTTGTCCATTGTTTCATTCTCTGCTCAGAAACTAAAAGTACGTTTTCCATATTATAGAGATTCTATGTTTGTTTGTGGTGCTGTATCTGCAACTTCCGCTTCAGGTACTAATGTATTTGGTGCAACTTTAAGTGAAATGTTGTAACCTGCTAATCTTAGCATATAGCCAAATCCACTTAATATCTTCTTTCTCTTTGGTGTAATTACAGTTCCTTCAAAGTGAGCATAAGCTACTTTAATTTCTTCTGAGTTACTTGAGAATCCTGAGCCAACACTATCATGTAGTCCTAATAAAAGAGGACTTGTTATTCTGTGCGCTGTTAAGATTCTACTAGAGATTCTAGTTTCTAATGTTAAATAGTAATCATCGTTTGCACTATCAATTGGCAGAACTTCCATTTCTTTACCAGGTTCTGAGAAGGATAAAAAGAATCTACCTGCATTTTCTGTTCCTGTAAAGGTCTTTTCTATTTCTTTATAGACATCTCTTCTTTCTTCTGGTGTCGGTACGCCATTTCTAAACTTAATAAACATTGATGGAGCTAGTCCATTTGCAATATTTGATGCATGAAATCTACTAACTTGTGCATCTAATGAAATATCATTCATAGCTGCTACATAAGCTGGCAGAGGATATACCTCATTACCAGGTGTATAGTTATAGAAATAGAATATTTGTGAAGCATTATCACCTTTATTATCTGTAGGATCAAATGATCTATAAGTATCATAAGGGTATTTTCTTAGATTACTCCAATCAGTAGAGAACATATACTCATTAACTTTATCTTCTTCATCTGGTTTACCTGATCTTACATTAGCAAATGGTAAATGGTACATCTCTGCTACTTTGGTCCTTTCTTTGTTCCAAATAACGTTGATAGCATATCCATTATATAGCGTGTAGTCAAGCGCAACCTTTTCAAAGATCTCATCGATCGTTTCTCCCATTGGGTTAATATACTCTGTTCCGATGATTTCGATACCACTGCCAATAATACCAGCTGTGATACTGTCAACACAAGTATGATGCATTGCGCTAGTGTCATATAATTCTATTAATCTTTGTGGGAATAGGTTTCTACCTCCATAGAACATAAAGTCTTTTCCTCTAACTTCACTTATGCTCGGTAATTCGATTGCACTATACTCTGATGAGTTAATGGCGTAAATTCCTTCTGGTGTATTTCTCATGTTTTTCATTTAATAATTTGGTCTATAGAATACCTCTGATACTCTTTCTTCTGTTTGAGGTGTACTGATAAACTCTTTTATACCTAAGTCTCCGCCTGGTTGTGTAATTATTTTTACTAAACCATTTTGATAAATAGGACCATCGTCGCCGCTCCATACTATCCTCCAATTATATATCCCGCTTTTATGTTCATCTGCAAAGCCAGCAGGGAAGGTTAACTGTAGTGTTGCATATCTTTTATTGGAGGGTCCTAGACTAAGTCCACCTTCACCTCCTATACCACCAAATTGAATTTCTTGATGTGAATATTGAGAAGTTAAGAAAAACGCAGGACTACTCGTATATCCACTAGGTGTGTTATTAATAACAAAATCGACTGGAGAATTCTGTGGTGAAGTTATTGTAAGTAATGCCATAAACTATGTTATATTTAGTCGTATACATATAAATATAAAAGCATAGTAAATTGACATGGAAACTAAAAAAGAAGATATAAAGATTGGTAAATTTAAAAATGACCAATGGAAACGACTAAATGGCCTAGAATCTATAGACACTACTTTACAAAGAATTAAGACAGAGATCGATTGGTCTGATTATGAATTATGGGTACATGGAAGTATACTGAGTGATGTAGATACTTATGATATTGATATGACTATAATGGGTCCTATGAAACCTAAACGTATCATGTCTTTATTAGAAGAAGTACATCGTATTGGATTTGAAGAACAAACATTACCTGATGTTAAGTATAGTCTCTCAGATGAGTTGTATGATCCTCAAACAGATTCGCCTAAGAAGATTATGTATGTTTGTTATAGAGGTCAGATAACTATCGATGGTGAACCCTACCGCTATGGTAAACTAATCAAAGATCTATGGATTAAAGAACAGAAATATCCAATGGCTAAAACACTAAATGCAATGGCTGAAGGTAGAGTTTACAAATCACCACACCAGATTATATAAAAAAAGGACCACATTTCTGTAGTCCTTTCTTATTTTATTTATGTTTAATGTTACGCTTCTACTATAGAAGAAGTAACTGCGAACATTGGTGAAGCTTCTAAGCCTCCGATTACTATTTCATATCCGTTACGATCTCCATATGCAGTTCCACTTGTAGCGGAAGCTGATACTAAGAAAGCACCTTTTTCAATTCCAATTGACCAGTATACACCGTTACCATCTTTAGCAACAACAACCATAGTTGTAGCTTGAGCTAGTAATAATAATTGATCTCTTTTTGCTGCGTCCATCTTATTAAAGACTGCAGTCAATTGTTGATCAAAGAATAATGTACCGTTCTCTTGTGAAACTGTAGTAGTCTCAGTTATAGAACTTACTTGTCTTGGAGTTTCGAATTTGAAAAAATCAGAAGGTGTTAGAGCAGCACCACCTACAGTAATAGCGGAAATTAATCCTGCTGATTCTGTGATTGATTGAACCGGTCCATTTGCTATAAATATTTCTTCAATTCCACCTGTGGAATCGTTACATAAATCTAGAAAGCCGGCTGTAATTGCTGAACAACTCATATTATATTGATTTTTTTAATTAGTTAATAAAGAGGGAACCTGTATGATTCCCTCTATAATTTGTTTGGCTTACGCCATATCGTTAGTACCGAAAAGGTTAACCTCTCCAACACCAACTCCTAGTCTCCAAGCAGCTCTAAACTTCATTACATCAGCAGCTTCATCATAGAAAAATCTGAATGAATCTAATTCATCAGTTAAACCAGTAGCAGCTAATATCATTTTACCAGGACCAGCCATTTTGTAATCCGATCCAACAAGACCAGAAGACTTAACAACTGTTACATTAGTACCAGGTAAGATTAAGATATCGTTAGATTCTACTGAGTTAAAGTGATATAAGTTCTGTGCAACTAAAGCTCTTACAAGTGCTCTATATGCATCAGGAGATACTACCATAATTAAATCGTCTCTGTCTTTTACAGACTCAGCGATTGCATCATATAAATCTAATGCTTGAGAGAATGCGTTAGCAGCAGTCCATGCAGCAGGTACACCAGCTTGTAGAGTTGCTCCGTTTGCAGAAGTAATCTGTGCTTTAATTCCTGTTCCAGTACCAGCAGCGCCAGCTCCATTGATTAAGTAACCTTCGTTATACTTTCTCAATTTATCAGAATAAGATTCAGAGATTACATTCTCAAAAGGAATGAAATCGTTACCTGTACCTGCATTCATAAATGCTGATTGGTATACTGATCTTAAGTCTTCAACACACATTGTTGTTTTAGATTGTAAAGAATCTATTGTTACGTTTACTTGTGTATACGTTACCTGACCATCAGGTGTAAATCCACAAGATAAAGCAGATACTGGCAATGCAGCGTCTACTAAGTTAATTGCAACAGTACCTGAAGTGAATCCTGATCTTAGATCAACGAAGTCAAGTAGGTCTGTTTTTAAAACTACCTTAGAGATTAAGTCTAAAGATAGTTGGTCTGTATAAGCTGGCAATGCAGCTACGTCAAATCCAAATGCCATAATTGTTAGTTTTTATTTTTGTTAAAATTAGTTTTTGCGGATAGCTCTTAAAGCGTCCATTCTGTTTGCCAAAGCTTCTTCCTTCTTTACTTTGTTTTCAGAGAAGGTATTTCTGATTGGCGTTGCTGCAGGTTCATCTGCAATTGTTTGAAAACGTGCTTTAAGTGCCGTAACCTCTTCTGTTAATGCAGCGATCTCTTCAGTGAAAGGTGCGATCATCTCAGCAATACCTGTTAACAACTCTGCAGTTGCTGGCATAGCCTCTTCAGATACTGGTGCTTCTACTACTACTTCATCAAGTTCTTCTTCAATAACTTCTTCTGTAACGGTATCTTCACCTGCTTCTGTGATGTCCATAATTTCACCATTAGGACCAACTCCGATTAACAATCCGTCTGTAGTTTCATGTATACCTTCTGGTGCGTAAGGCGATTCTTCACCTTCTGGAGTTCTAATTAGTAGAGCAGCGCCTACTTCCAATTCACCATCTGTATATACAACTGTTCCATCAACTAGTTCCGCTTCCGCGAACTTAGCTTCAGTCACAACTTCAGTGTCAGCTGCGAGCATTACTCTCAACTTTTTAACCATGTCGTTTACTGTCATAATATATAGTGTTTTTTAAATTTATCTGGTACTTTACCAGACATATCTAAATATAGAATATGATTAAATTGACAAAAGTTTGAAAATAAACCGCAAAAAGTTTTTTTATGTCAAATATATTTCGTATATTAGTAGTATAATAATTAATTAATCAATAAAAACAAACAAAATGGAATTAACAACAACATCATTCGAGTACATTTATGAAGAGAAATATTCAGAATGCGATCACCTTCACCAAGAGTGGTTAGAAGATGAAACTGGAGAAGTAGATCGTTATACTAATGATGACGTCCACGATGATTCAATAGAACAGACTCGTGAATTCTTTATGGAATTAGGATATACCTCTGTTGAAATTGCTAAAGTAGAAGAAGAACTTTGGGGATAATTAAAAATAAATTAAAGGACCAAATGAAACAAAAGAATAAAGATACATATAATAGATGTAACAACGAAGTTACAAACAAATAAACAAATCAAAATGGAAGAATTAACAGAAGCAATCACAGAAGCAATCGAGAGTCTAAAATATGGAGACTACTATGGAGATCCAATAGCAGACTCACTAGGAGATATTGCAAAGTCTCTAAGAATCCTAAGCGGAAGAGAAGAACTTAAAAAGTAAAACTAAACGGAGAGGGCGAAAGCTCTCTCCTTAATTAAATAAACAATTATTATGGAACAACCAAAAGGAAGAACTCACATGAGTGAGACAGAAAAATCAATCATTAGAGAATACCGAAGTAAAGGTTACTCATTAGAACAAATTGCAAGATTTGTTAGAAGATCATCAACATCAGTAAAACGTGTAGTATATGGTTGGTAAGAAGAATCCACCGAAGTTATCAATGGACAGTGCTAACATGATTCGAGCTAAGTGGCTTGAAAATGTTAGTATTAATACATTATGTAAACAGTATGATATGCAACGTCACGGAATAAAGTGTATACTAAAGGGTATTACTTACAACAGAGACGGTGAGTATAAAAACCTAATGTTAAAATATAAGACTAGTTTGTTCTAGTCTTCTTTCTTTTTACGTT